GCGTGGTGGTGACGGCGAATACGGAGCCCCAGTTGGCGACCAAGACGTGGCCGGAAATCAGCAAGTGGTTCGGCCTCGCGGTGACGGCGAAATGGTTCACCGTCGGGGCCACCACCATTGCGACGCGGGAACGCGGCAAAGAGCGCACCTGGCGCGTGGACCGGATCGCATGGAGCGAGAACAATACCGAAGCGTTCGCGGGGTTGCACAACCGGGGCAAGCGCATCGTGGTGGTGTATGACGAGGCGAGCGCGATTTCGGACAAGATTTGGGAAGTGACTGAGGGTGCCCTAACCGATGAGGGGACGGAGATCATCTGGCTGGCGTTTGGCAACCCAACGAAGAATACGGGGCGATTCAGGGAGTGTTTCGGGCGCTACAAGCACCGCTGGAAGACCAAGCACATTGATTCCAGGGGGATTGAAGGGACCAATAAAGAGCAGTTAGACAAGTGGGTGGAGGATTATGGAGAGGACAGCGACTTTGTTCGGGTGCGTGTGCGGGGTGAGTTTCCACGAGCCGGAAGCCAGCAGTTTATTGCAGGTGATGTTGTTGCAGGGGCGCGGCATCGACAACTTCCAAATGAAGCCTTTGCCCACCATTGGAAAGTCCTCGTCTGCGACGTTGCGCGTTTTGGAGACGACCAGACCATCATCGGATACCGCCAGGGACCAAAGTTCGTAGTCACCGACCGGATGCGTGGGAAGAGTGTGGTGGAGACGGCGCGCCAGTTGATGTACCGCATGAAGGAGCACGATCCCCGGACCACGGTGATCGATGGTGACGGCGTGGGTGGGGGCGTGGTGGACATCGTGCGCGAGGAGATGCGGTACTGGCTGGAGGCGAACAAGGCTCGGCGGCTGACGGAATTCCACGGCGGATCGGCCCCCCGCGATGGCTTCATGTACTTCAATTACCGCGCCGAGATGTGGGGGAGGATGCGGGATTGGTTGGCGAGCGGATCTATCCCCGACGATCCCGAAATGGAAGCCGACCTCACGGGCCCCGAATACTTCTTCTCCAACAAGAATCAGATCCAGTTAGAGAAGAAAGAGGATATGAAGAAGCGGGGGTTGGCGAGCCCGGACCTCGGCGACACTCTGGCCATGTCCTTCTGTGCTATCGTGGCTTCGAAGACCATCGAGGAGCGGGATCGGGAGAAGTTGCTGGCTGCCGCCGACCCTATGGAACGGGCCCTGATCCAGTTCCGGCTGACCAACGAGCGGGATGCGCGCGAACGATTGGCGGAGGAGCGGAGGCCGGACTGGTGGGCATAGAGCAGGAGCGCGCATGGGCCTACTTCTGGGCCAAAGTGACGGGAGACGGTGAGATGATGGCAGCCGACGTCAATAACGAGATTCTAAGGGCGGGTGAGGTCATGAGCCGTTATCGGATGAGCCGCGAGGACCAGATTACCGTGGTGAAGATCCTGATGGACGCGGGCGTGGAACATTGTTTGCAGAAGCAGGAATCCCTGCGGGCGGAGCGGGAGAAGTTGATTCAGACAGCGTGCGCGGGACCGGGGTTGGTGCATTGAGACTCGTCAACAGTGACTTTATTGAGACCCTCCAGCGCGAGCTGGTGGAGCAGCGGAATGATTACAGGTTCACCCTCGCGCAGAAGGATGCGGAGATTCGGCGATTGCGCGCGGAGCTAGTGAAGCAGGATGTTACGATGATTCCCGAGACGAAGCTCAACCTGCGGCCAGTCATCAAGCATATGGAAACGGTGCTATCCGGCACCCAACAGGACTGGGCCACAGAACTGAACAAGATGTTATCGGAGGAAGAAGATGGCATTCGCAGCGAGCGACGGGAAGAAGTTCACCAACCGGCCCCCGATGAGAGCGCATGAGGCGTCGATGGCGAAACGATCGATGGCCGGCGGCGCGGGACCGAGCGTAGGGGCCGATCCCCTCCAGCAACCCGCCCAGGGGGAGCAGGAAATGGGCCAGGAAGACGGTTCCGCTGTCGCCGCCGAACACGGCCCGGCGCAGGAAGTCCACACCATGCACGATCACGAGGGCGGGATGCACCATGTGCACTCCATTCACCCTGACGGGCATGAGCATCATTCCGACCATGCGAGCGCCGAAGAGGCGCATGAGCACGCCAAGAAGCTCGCTGGCGGCGGGGAGCATGAGGAGCACGAAGACGAGGGCGCAGAACACGAGCACGAGCCGGAGTACGAGTGATGGCTGTCACGCCAATGGATTCCCGCATAAAGGTTGGTGTAAAGGTCTGGAACCATGACCGCCGCTGCGAGATGCAGGTTCTAGGATTCGACAAGGAAGACCCCGAAGTCTTATTGCTGGACGACGGGGGAAAATGGCATTACTACTGGCTTGAGCCGATAGGGGGTCGTTGATGTACAGCACAAAGACCGTAAACCTCGGCGAGAAGGGCAAAATGCACATCAAGGAAGGCGCGATGACCGCTGCCGCCAAGCGTGAGGGGGTGAGCAATTCCGAGTACGAGAAGGAGCATGAGCACGACTCGGGACTGGCTGGCAAAAGAGCCCGCCTCGCGGAGACGATGAAGAGTTGGCATCATGGCGGATAACTTCTGGACGTGCCAGTACTGCGATCAGGTTATTCCTCCCGACGAAAAGGGCTGGGCTCAGGGTCATGCCTGCGCCAAGGGAACCGCCATCCTGAATAACCAGCGAATCGAGCGGCTGGAGCAGGCCGTCGATGCCATCTCTGCAAGATTGGCCGACGTTCAGCGCCATCCGGCCCTAAGCATTCCAGCTTTACCGGGGTTTGAATAATGCCCTTCGTCTCCAAAGCGCAGCAGCGATGGGGCCACACGGCGGAGGGCGAGAAAGCTCTCGGCGGCCCGTCAGCGGTGAAGGAATGGGACTCAGCCACCAACGAGAAGTCGATTCCGCAAAAGATCCACGAGATGAAGAAACCGCTGGGGAAAAATGGATAGGCGCGGATTCCTGAAGATGCTCGGACTTGCGGCACCGGTGGCTATCGCACCGACGTATTTCTTCGCGCCCATTGGTGGGTGGAAGTCGGATGTAATTATCAATCCAAACCAATTCACTCGTTCGGAGATGAGGCGGGCTTTGATTGAATTTCAGCAGGCTATTGACGTAATTTGGAATTCGTCATCCCAAATGCCCATATGGGTGAAAAATGGCTGACCTTCTGGACGATGAGATCGACGAAACCGCAGAAGGCACCGACGACTTCGACCCCGCATCCCTCCCCCTCGGCACGTTCACCTCCTTCGACGTCTCCGACCAACCGATGTACACGACGGCCCCCTCCGCCACCTACCCCCTCGACGATGAGCAGAAGAAGGCCATTTACAACATGGTCACAGTCTGCGCGCAGGCGGACTCCGTTCCCCGCCGCATCGAGGTCCAGACCGCATGGCTGCTCGAGCTAATGGACCGCGGCTTCCACAGTGTCAACCCTGACGGGAACGGCGGATGGAACATCCAGGGTCAGACCACCGTGGCGCGCGGCTACGGCATCTGGGGCGCGGCGATGGCGAAAAACAACTTCCCGACGAACATCATCGGGGAGAAGAACGACACCATCGTCAGCCTGTTGACCCGCGACATCGCGGAGAGTACCTTCTTCGCCACCCGTCCCGGCGATCCCGATGATGAGGCTTATGCCGCCGCGGCGAATTGCCTGAAGCACTTTATCGCGGAGGATAACAAGTACGGCGTGCTGCAATCGGGACTGGGACGCCTGTTCTGCACCGACGAGACGGCAGTCGGCTACACCCGTCCGGTGGCGGACGCCCAGAAGTGGGGATACGAAGACATCGCCCCCGATGTAACCCCCGAAACGGCGGACAACGAAGACCCCAACGCCGCCGGAAGCGAATCCAACCGCCCCAAAATCCGCGCCGTCTCCGAAGTCTACGGAAAGCTCTGCCGCAAAGTCCCCCTCGTCTCCACGCAGATGAAGGACTGGAATTACTGTGGAATCTGCCGCGAGTACGACATCGCGAAGATGAAGTCGGAATTCCCGTGGATCGCCTCTGAAATCGTCGCGGGCGACCTCGGGATCGCCGAAATCAAGCTCGACCGCCTCGCGCGCCAATCCATCAACCTCGCCATGCAGTCCCAGTACGCCACGGGGGATTCGCTGCTGCGGGATGTCACCAAGGGCCGATGGTGGTTGCGGCCCGAAATGTACATGGATGAATCCTGCCCGAAGGCGCTGCGAAGCTGGTTCTGGACGACCTTCCCCAAGGGCTATCTCGCCGTATACGCCGGCGGCGCACTCGCCTTCGTCCGCAATGAGTCGATGGATGAGGTGTTGACCGAATTCCACGCCCGCTCCGGCAATGGGCAGAACCGCAGGGCGCTGACGGAGAGTTATGCCGGGCCGCAGTTGCGTGTGAATGTGCTGGTGGATTTATGGGACGAATTCTGCCGCAAGGAGATTCCCCGTGTCGGACTCGACAAAGATGTATGGAACGTGCCTGCCATTCGCGCATCCTCCGTCCGGGTCGGCGTGTTCGAACCCTTCCAAGCGCCCGACGCCCCCCGTTCGGCAGCCGACTCGATTCTCCCCTTTCCTACTCCCACACACACCCCTACCCTCCCCGACTTCATTCAGTGGCTTGCTGGGCCGTTAGCCGAACAACTAACCCACGCTCAGCAGGGCCTTGCGGGCTCTCAGGATTCCGAAGACCCCGAAAAAACCGCCACCGAAGTCGACAAGACGGACGAAAACGCCCGCTCCTCCTTCGGCGAGACGTGGAAAGACATCCTCGCGGGATTCGCGCAGATGACCACCCAAGCCGTGAGCTGGAACGCCCGCGTGCAGCCGGAGGAAGTAAAGTTCGACACCACCTTCCCCGGTAAGGGCCGCGTGCAGGCACAGATGAAGGATTTGAAAATGGGCTCGGCCATCGCCCGCGCCGATGGAACCGCCAACTTCCCTAACACCTGGGGAGAGCGCCAGCGGACGTGGAATCGACTCGTCAACGAAGCTCCCGCCAACCCCATTCTGCAATCCTGGCTCACCGATCCCCGCAACATCGCCGCCATGCGCGAATTCCTCCCCAAGAACATGGTTCTCCCCGGTGTGGATGCAGTGGAGAAGCAACAGGGGGAATTCGATGTGCTGCTGCGCACGGCCCCGGTGGACAATCCGCAGTATCTCCAGATTTCCCAAGCCATTCAGCAAGGCATGGCGGAGATGCAGCAGATGCAGGCTGCCGGAATCCCACCCGACCCGCAGAAGATGCAGCTATTGCAACAGGCACAGCAGCAGCTCCAGCAAATGCCCCCGCAGATTTCCAGCGTGCCAATCCGCCCCACCGACACCCACGCAGTGGAAGCCCTCGTCTGCAGCGGCATGATTAACGGCCCCGAAGGCCGCCGGCTGGGCGCGTCCACCGATCCCAAGGATCAGGCCATCTTCCAGACCCTCAATCTCCACTTCCAGCAGCACGACCAGCAGGCCAAGGCGCAGGCGCTCCAGAACGCCAAGCCCGTTCCGCCGAAGACATCCATTACGGTCGACCCCTCCAAGCTCCCCCCGCAGGAACAGGCCGCCGCGCTCCAGATCGCCGGAATCCCCGCGGACGCCTCCTCCATCCAAGGCGACCAAGCCCTCCAACCCCACGAAATCACCACCAAGGAAAAGGGAGTCGGGCCCTCGGGTGCGGAGTTAGAACGCACCACTTCTGTAGTCGGAAAATCACTCTCGTAAGGACGGAATAAATGGCAGATGAAGGCGTAGCAGCAGTCGCAGAAGCGCCCGTAGCAGACGTGTCAAGCCCCATTTCTGATGGGGGAGAATCTACTCAGTCAACAGAACCCTCCGCAGCGCCCCCGGAGCGCCTTGATGGTCGCAATCAACCCGATGCGCTCAAGAAGCGCATCTCCGAACTGCGCCGCACCGCGGATTCCATTGCCGATCCGAAAGAGAAGGCGGCATTCCTCGCGGATGCCAAAGCCCTCAATGACAAGGTAGGCAAAAATGAAGCTTACGAAAAAATCTACCCGACCGTACGTGAAGCGCGCGAAGTCAAAACTCTGGTCGATTCCTTCGGCGGTAAAGACGGTCTGGTCAAAGTTCAGGAAACGCTATCTACCGTCGAAGCCGTTGACAAAGCCCTAGAACGTGGCGACCCCTCCGTCACCAAGCGCCTGTGGGACGATGCTCCCGACGGCATGGTGAAGCTGGCTCCGATTATCTTTTCGGAGCTGGAGGCCCGTAATCCCGAAGCCTACAAGAAAGAAGTCGCCCCGCACGCCATCAAATTCCTCGACTCCTCCGGCTTCCCCGAAGCGTTCGACCAGATGGTGGGGCATTATCAGGCGGGGAGGAAAGCCGAAGGGGACGCCCTGGCGGCCCGCATGGCCCAATTCGTCGCCTGGCAGCGGAACGCCAAGCCGGCCACCGCGCCCGATCCCCGCGTTCAGGAACTCGAGTCCAAGCTCACCGAGACGCAGAAAGCGGAGACGCGGCGTGCGGTGGATGCGGCTTACAACGGCGTAATTCAACACGCCGGTCCGATCATCGACCGTTATCTGAAGCCCATTGTCCAAAAACTCGGACTCACAAAGGAACAATACGAGGATCTCCGCGAGGACACCTGGACGCACCTCCAGGACACCCGCAACGCGGACGCTACCTACAAGACGGTCGCCGCCGCCAAGCAGCGCCAGGGAATGGACGCCACCGCCGCCTACATCAAGGGCGAGACTGAAAACCGCGCCCAAGACGCCGCCCGCGTGATGGCCAACCGCCGCTACGGCCACCAGCTAAAAAATGGGGCGGTTACCAAGCCCAACCCGACGGCTAATCCGGTGGCTCCCGGAGTGACGCGGGGCAAGGAACCGTCCCCATCCGAAATCGACTACTCCGCCAAGGGAATCGCTGCCGCCAAGAAAGCGGGCTTCCGCGATCTCGGCGACATGATCCTCGCCGGGCGCGCGCCGCTCAAAACCGGCGGAGTCCGCCAATGGCGATAAAGGACACTCTCCTCATGAGTAACTTCAGGGCTAGAGTCTTCAAGATGAACGGACAGTGGTTGGTGAACATTGGGCCGATAGTCTATCGAGTGGGCTCATGGCATGACGCCATCATCGCGGCGACGACGGGCCTTGTTATACCGACCGAGGCGCAATAAAGACAGGATGTCGCAACTCTCTGCCTCTACCTCTTATTCGACAGGACGGACATTTATGAAAACCGCAATTCTCTTCTGCCTTCTCGCGCTCCCCGCGTTCGCTCAGGAGCCGAAGCAACTGACTGAACTCCAGACCGCCAAAATCCAACTGGCCGTCAAGGATTTCCAGATCGCCCAGATCCAAGCCACCGAAGCCCAGCGGGTAATGCAGGACGCACAGCAGCGCGCGCAGGCCCAGATCGCAGCCATCAAGAAGGAACTCGGCCTCGACGATTCGTGGGACTTCGACTTCCAGCAGGGGAAGTTCGTCAAGAAACCGGCGCTGGCCAAAAAGTAACTGCGTGCTATAGTTGCCATCAACGGAACACCAGCGTCCCCACTGGCGTGGCCCCTTGGGCCTAAAGCGATAGTTAGAACCCCTACGGTAGCAGGACGAGCCTAGGAGAAGCATGACGGCGCGAGCCGAAATTCTTTTCTGGAGGCACCCGTATGGGCGGCCCACTAAACGAAGCAGCGGTCGAGTCTATCGAACTCGAACAAGTTGGCAAAGAGATTGAAATTCTTTGGCCTACGTTTCGCGGTCTCTACAACGAGATGGAGAAGTCCGCGAAGAAAGTCAACATTGCCAACGTAACCCAGGCAGCGGGAACCACCCGTTCGGCGTGGCGCGAGACGATGGTCATTCAGGGTGCCTCGGGCATCCAGGTCGGCACGGGCGACGGCAACGCCCTCGGCGTCGGCACCGGCTCCAAAACTGCCGCGTTCGCGATGGCTCCCATCTGGGCGTTCAACGTGACGCAGTACACCCGGCTGGCGGAAATGGCCACCAACGGCTCTGAGCGCGGAATTGAATCCTTCACCAAGACCGAAATCAAGCGCTCCATCAAGCAGTTCTACAACGGCATCGAGTCGCTGTTCAACGGTGACGGCTCCGGCGCGGTGGATCAGATTCCCCTCACGGCCACTGTCTCCAGCTCCTCGGGCTCCGGCGATACCACCTCCTACATCTCGGGCGTCTCCTCTGCTGCTTGCTTCGTCGATCAGCAGGTTGTCGCCATCTACCCCTCCGAAGGCGGCACGACTCGTGGGAACGCAACCATCTCCTACGTGGACGTAGTGGGCCAAACCCTCTGGTTCTCCACCGCGCTCCCCTCCACCGGTGGCGCAACCGCAGTCGGCGACTACATTATGGTCTCTGGCACTTCGGGCGTGGCTGGTTCCTCTGTCCTCGGAATCCCCTACTGGGACTCCAACGGCAACACCGGCACCAAGGGCGGACTCTCGCTCTCCACCTACCCGTCCCGCCTCTCCACTCCGGTTATCAACCTCGGCGGAGCTCAAATCACTCCCTCCGTCGCCCAGCGCGCTAT